ACATACATTTTATTTTTAGTGTTTCGACACATGTGAAAAAAATCACAACCAAAAAAACAGCAGAAAAAAGATCGTGAAGAAAATCACAATCTCAAAAAATAAAAAAAGGATTGTGAGAAAAATCACAATCGAAATATACCCCCCCTATGATATATCATATAGGGCTGCTGGAGGAGACATTGTGAAAAAAATCACAAGCCCCTTGCTCTCTCTCGTCCCTCCTTCCTTCCCTTCCTTCCATTCATTCGCCCTTCCCTTCCCCTCCTTCCTTCCCTTCCTCCTCTTCCATGCTTCCTTCCTCTTGCCCTTCCACGCTTCCTCCTTCCACGCTTCCTCCTTCCTCTCTTCCTTCCTTCCCTCCTTTGTCCTCCTTCCGCTCTTCCTCTATTGACCTCCCTTCCTCCTTCCCTCCTTCCTCTGTTGATCCCCCCTCCTCCTCCTCTTCCTCCTTCCCTCCTTGCTCCCCTTCCTCTTCCTTCCCTTCATTGAAAGCGAGGAGGAAGATGTTAGGTATCTCTGTCTTCCTTCCTTCCTCTTCTTCCCCTTCCTCCCTTCCTTCCTTGTACTTCCCTTCCTTAATCATTTTAGCCAACCCTTCCTTCATGCGCTCTAACCTTCCTTCCTCATTCATTATTAGCCCGGACAAGCGACAGAGGTTATCCAAAAGCTGGGTGTAATAAGAAAGTATATGTCCAGCATCACTAGAAGCAGTCATAACAATATCCCCTAGCAGAGAGTTCACTAGCATCTCAAAGGAATCTGCTATATGACCTATAGGACTACTCTCTCTCTGCACCCCATCCAGATGTATCTTCACTTCCACATAAGGCACATTATTACGCTTCAAAAGATCCATCATGGAATCCCTATCATACTCATAACCACCCTTGCTTCCTTCCATCATTAGTCTCGCTTCCTCCGATAAAAGTCTTACTTCATTATACTCCTTCCCTTCCCACTTCCTTTGTGAAAAAAATCACAAAGCGGATATATATAAAGATGATTGTGATTTAATTCACAATGATGGTAGTTGCTCTACTTACATACATCGAGATTGTGAAAAATTTCACAATGTGGTTAAATTAATTGAGCCTTCCCACTTAAGTGTACCATATTTTTAGATCAATGTCAAGTTTGTGAATTAAATCACAATGATGTAAGTCGATCTACTTATACACATAATGATTGTGAAAAAAATCACAATCTGAATTAAAAAAATAGGTAGTTAGTAGCTTTCAGGTGTTAGCTACTAAGCAAGAATTTCCACTGCTGGCAAACGTTTGGTAGTATAGGCTCCCAAATGGATTCACGGGTCTAAAATCGCTTCCGCAGTACCTTGTCTTTATATAAATTATACTAAACTCTGCCTGAATTTGCTTCTGGCAAAATTCTAAAATTTGACAGGAACTAAAAAATTTGCTGACATCTATATAAAACTCTAAATACTTCTGGTCAATCTGCTAGGTATTTTTTCACACTAGGATGTCTGCTTACTAAGCCAACAAGTAACCCAAAGGTTATGACACTTACTGCTATTATTCCTATGTGTATTTCTGTATGTCTACCTACTAGAACTAGTATCAGGTCTTCAAAGAAATGTGCTATTGATACTAGGGTGGATATTACAAGTAACTTACTAAACCTCTGCATTTTTTAGTTCTTCTGCAAGCTTCTTATTATCTGCATCTCTAGTTTGTTTATTTCTCCAAGGATTCAATGATTCAGGGTTAGTTGAATTGTAGTGTATCTTCTCAAACCCGCAAATTTTACAAACCCCTAAAACTTCACTACCTAATTGTGGTAGCTGAAATAGATGAGTACACTCAAGTGGATCACTTGATAGATTCATTGGTACTGTTGGTCTTATCTTTGTTCGTGGTCTTGGCATGTCAGGTACCTACTTTCTTAAAGTTATTCCCCTAGCCCCCCATGAACAAGGAGCTAGGGTATTGAAGGAGCGAGCCTTTTAGAGTCTTACTCAGGACTATCTACTTACCTTACATAGCTTAGGGCTTTATCAAATGCCCTAGCCTTTGCATCTGCTCGTGTACCGAATAGCTTGGTACCGGAGTCTTCATGACCTCTACGATAATCTTCTGTTTCTACTATCGCATTATAAACAGCCCAAGGAGTTCTAGCAAGCTTTGGGTACTCATCGTTGAAAGCTTCTATCCTTAGATAAGCATGGTCTTTTATATTATTTACCCTAGCTTGTGCTTGCTGAAACTTTTCCCAAGGCTCTTTGCGATCTGCTAGTATATTTTTCCAAACCTCTGGAGACACATCTTTTTCAGTGAACCCCTCAGAAATCTTAAGTCGATTAGGCTTAGATGCATTGATGTAAGCTGCATCGACGATCTGCTTTATCTGCGATTCAACCAAGGTTACTGTAGTCAGACTATCCATTGCTTCTACTACAGTATCTTGAGCAGTAGCCATCTGGTTGAACAGGTCAAGATAGAACGATGTATCAACGTTGATAGCTTTATTATGTCTGAGAGTCACTGAGACCTTCGCATTATGCAATCCATATATTAAAGTGTTCTGACATACTACCCTTACTGGTGTGAAGGCAATTGATAATGCCCCTGTGCCGTCTCGATGATCTGTCACTAACCAGTATAGGTCATGATCTTCGCCAGCAATTTTAATGCTACCAGCATTCAAGGTAATAAATATCTTTTCACCTATACCTATTGCTCCTACTGTCTCTACTGGAAATCTTTCAGATATGGGATTGAGCAATTTTCCCAAATCCGCTGCTTGTATTGCAGTCCAATTTTTTCCTACTGTAGCAAGAACCCTATGTTCTGGATCGTCATGAGTGGGTTCCCTTACAACTGCATAAGCACCAGTTTCTATTTCTGTTCCATCAGGTAACTTGATAACCTGTGGAAATTTATCGACACCGAAAAGAACTCCTGCATTTGCCATTGCATCTAATGCAGTAATCTTCTCATCTTGTGGGAACACATGTCCCAATCCATGCCACGCCGGTTCTCGCCTTAGCTCTAGTCTGTTACCAAAAAGATTTGCGGACATTTTAGTCTCCTTCTGAGCTTTCGCTCTCATTAGTTTATATAACTATTCTATCATAGGTTATTATAATTTGCAACCCCTTTAGCATTTTGCTGCAAAATCTGTGTAGATTAAATCTCCGGCACATGGAATACATACGGTCAAACCGTTCCATTTATATGGAGAGATATCTTCTGGTCTAAGTAGCTGAAACTCATCGTCTTCACAATCTATGTTCTGACAATATATGAGTTCGGACTGCTTCACAATCATAGTGATCTCCTTTCTAATAATCTTTAGCATTCTGTGCGTATAACTCGTTTTCGTATTCTATGTCTTCATAGCATCCAGTACATAGAACAATCCCATCTACTATCCTATAGTCAGAAATTCTCTCTATTGGTTCGTTATCCCATTCACAGTTTAAGTTGTCGCAGTATATCATCGCTCCCCCTTCTTTTTATAAGTTGTTATACTAAGTATAGCATAATTTGGGAAAAAGTAAACCCCCCCAATGAATCCAGTATCTATTTGATACTCTAGTCAGGATTCACTGAGGAGGGAGGAGAAAGGAAACGTGAGAGGAAAAGATCAAAAACCTCTCACATAACTATCTTATCATAGGTTATACCTACTGTCAAACTATCTTATATAAGTGTAGCTGTCAGCAAACTTTTCTTTGCCTATCTGACTCAAACATATTGCATAAGTACTTGCAACTATATTGGCATTTCTATTTGATTTTCTTTCCCCGTCAGTCATTTCAGATTTTTCGGCTTTGATAGAACTCTCTGCTATGATTCTATATTTCATAGCCTCATCTAGTATCTCTTTGACTGACCAATCTTTATACTCTTTAGCTAGGTCAAGTTTAGTTTGATTGATAATCTCAAATCGTTTCTTACCCATGTATACTCCATTTATCATGTACTGCCCCGATAACTTAGCAAGAAATTCTTTAATCATAAAAACCATCTCCTTCTACCTTCACAACAAAACGTTGCGCTGAATCTTCAGGTATATCTTTTCTAGCATAAACCTGTCCCCAAAACTCTGGAGTCCCACTCTTAGCAATTGGTCTTAGAAGAAGTGCCTCTCCCTCATGTATAATATCAACTAAGAAAAATTCCCCTATCTCTACTTCACTATCTAACTTCACGATCCTTCTCCTTCCGCAGTTCAAGTAGTTCTTATATTAAAACTAAATAATAGTATACCATAACTAGCCAACAACACAAGGATAACAGAAATATAGTTATTGGAAACCTATCCAATACCATCATCTTCTGAATCTAAATCTTCTTCATCTAAATCCTCTTCATCTTCAGGAGCATTTTCTACAATAGCCTCTACTAATCTTTCACGAGCTTCTTCTAGTTTTGGACCTATTATAGTGTTTCCACCCTGTTGAAGTCCAAACTCATAAGCTCTTACTATTGTATTCTTAATACTCACTCCAGATTTACCCAATTCATTAGTAATAAATTCCTCTATAGTTGCGTACTGATACATATTAATTCTCCTTTTTAGCAGTATATTCAACTGGATCACCCAAAGCTTTTCTAAGTCGAACACTCTCTATATAAATATCTTCTGAGATGTGTCTGATCAAAACTGTCTCTTCTCTGATTATGATTGTCTCTTCTAGAAGATCTAAACTAATCTTTAGTAGTACCTGCGATACCCTAAGTATTTTCCAATTTATATAAACTAGGAAAAGAGTTAGGCTAACTACTATTATACTTAAAAGAATTGTACCTATTGTTTCATACATCATGAACTACAGACTCATTGATACTCAAATGTTTCTCTATTTCCATAAGTCTGTTCGTTAGATCATTTATTAAACGATCTACAACATTCCTAAATTGTTTGCGATCTAACTTAATAGCTGGGGTTTCTATTTGATCAACATATTTCTCTATCTCATCAATGGTGGGCATCCTACTATTATCTAGAAACCCCACGCCTAGAATTTGTAGAACCTTACCTCGTCTATAAAACTCCACATAATTCATCTTAGTTATTTTAGGTATACCTATAAAATGGGATTGAAGAATTAAACATTCCTCTAAAGTCTCTGGTGGTTTAATGTTGTCGCTCATCGGTTACTTCACTTTCCTGATTAAGATAAATTTGATACTGATCTTTTATTGTTTCAAAAGTTGCAATGTTATAAGGTGCCTCATCCACTTCATCAGCCGTTTCAATAAGAGTTTCAACTAAATGCTTCTCCTTCAATAAATCTTCCAGAAGTAAACTATACACTTTTCTTATTAAATTATAACCTACTAATTCTTTATTAACTCTAATGTATGTTTGACAACATTCTCTAAGTAAATAAAGATCAGCCATTGATAGTTCAATAGTGGCTTCACAAGAACTATTTTCAGGATCAGTAGCTATTAAAACAGCTATACCTATTTTTTGTATTAGTTCAAATGGTACAGGAACAGATGCTTGAGCAGTCAAATGTCTTGCTGGCATATGCACAAGTCCGGGAGTTTGTTCGTGTTCCATAAGAAGTGTAATGGAATCACTAAGATAGAGGGCTTCATTTTTTGTTAGTGTTATATTTTTCATTTGATCTAAAGCACTTTCAATGTCTTCATCATCCATGTCCATAAAAGAGCTATCGTCAGGCATATGTTTCTCCTAAGTGTAGAAAACATCTTCTACATAAATAGTCACGCTGACCCGATTCCCAAGATAATATAAGTGGGGGATAAATTACATGACCACGGAATTTACACATTAGAATACTAAGCATTAGTTTCAAACCAATCAACTGATTTGATAATTTAGTACTCCAAATTTTCATTATCATTTGGAACATAAGTTCTCTTAATTTTCTTCTTTTGATATGATACATTATCATTAGATTGATTATGCTGTTTTTGTTTCTTACGCTTAGCTATCTTTTTTTCTCTATCATCCCACTTAGCCACAAAAATGTACCCAATTATACTTTACGATACTCTTAATCATCGTCATCTCGATTTGTATTTACTCGTGCTTCAAGTTCTTTTAAGCGTATTTCTATAACATCTAGCTTGTCAATTATCTCATCACATCGTTTATAGATGTCGTTATAGGAATCCCTGAACTCGTCAGTTTGTTGCATTAGGTATGCCATAATATTCGACATTGTATTATCTCACTACGCTAAACTAATTCTCTGGTATTACTAATTTATCTAAAGCATCAATCGTAGTCTTAGTAAATTCCCTGAGTTCTTTTACTATAGCTTTCTTCTCAGCCATTGTAATCTTATTATCCTTTAGAGCAGCACCAAGAGTTTTTACTACGTCTGTTGCTTCTTTTATAATCTTCTTGCCCTCAGCAGTCTGCCCCGTATTCAATTGAATAAATGTAATAACTAGACTTAGTATTGCTATGGGATTCATATAAAACTTTCCATCTAGGCTCATGGCTCTACACCTCCGCACATACAGTTACCATTTCCACCGCAAGCACATGTTGTATTGTAACATGTCTCACACTCACAACTGCACTCACATTCAAGTTCACAGGTGCATTCTCCCGACTCTCGACATTCACACTCTATTTGTTCAAGCATTAATGTAAATCCCCCTATTCATTTTCCATTAATTTCATTCCAAGAGCAATAATTCCGCCTGTGCAACCAGTTGCAATTTCATTCATTCCATAAAAAAGCCCTAGTCCAGATAGCACCCCTAGTACAATGATGGCTAAAAATATTTGAGGTCTTAATTTTCCAATCATTACTTCACCTAGAAATTTTTTTATTTCTTTTCAACACAGGTTTCAAAGGAAACTTTATGTCTTCAATCCTTTGCCATTCAATAAGATCTTTCTTTAGTTGTTCTTCTCGAATATTGAATATTTTATCTCCTAAACGTTCAATATATGAAAAGAACTTGATCTTCATTATAACACCTCGCTTATTTTATTTTGGTGCTTTTGCTATCTCCTTAGCTAAACAACTCTATGCTCTTTTCTACTGTTCCTCTATAATCTGAGGTCTTCTGAAAACAAAATTCACATGGGCAAGATTCTTTATAAATATGATTTCCCTCTTGCTCCATCCAGTTAAAGAAGTCAGAAGCTTTCTTAATTGACGACAGTACTTTATTGAATGAATCTGCATCAGTCAATTGACTAACAGGAGTCTCTCCAGAGTTACCCCCCTCTGCTACTCCCCTTTGTGTAAACTGACCAATTTGTGGAGTAGATAGAGCGTCTTCATAATACCTATCCCCCAAATTTGATCCAGCCTCATTCACTACCCAAGGTGGTTTTCTATGTGCGAATATAGACGGATCATATTCTGTGACAGGAGTGTACCTTGCATTCTCTGGCTCTAATTCAGCCGGAAATCCGTATCGTTCTAGAAGCCTGTGATGTTCTTCTTGACGACCTTGGGTATTAACCAATGTCGGAAAGGACTCAGTTTCTGTTGATCCATCGTTCGCTTCAAGCTTCTGTATTCCCATATGACTAAAGAATGAGTTAGTGAAATCTATATCACCATCAGATTTAAACATAAGTTGCACCCCCTGAGAATCACAACCACACGATTCTCCTTTAGAAATTAAACAACTACCATCAATACAAGAGGATGTAGCTGCACCTTCAGCCTTCAAGATGTCAAAGTTTGCTCCTTGATTCACACCCTTTTCACATACAGTTACTTCAGCTAGTTCTAACTCATCAACTTGCATAACACTCTGCAAGCCTTTTTGAATCGTTTGAGTTTTCAAAGCACTACCAGCTATAGAATAACTTTTTAGTTTTCCTTCGTGTATTTGTTCAGCAACTTTCTTAGAAATCTTAGTGTCGTTCCTAAGTTCTGTAATAAAGAACAAACCTTTATCATCTACACCAGACTTAAATATCTGCCCACCCTTACTTATATATGCTGGCAAAGCCCATCCTACTTGAACATCACTATGGAGTACCATAGCATTACGAGTTCGGAAGTTAGCCATATACTTGTGAAAGGCTTTATTTAAAGCTGCTGTTGTTATGAGATGTCCTTCTCTATCAACTAATTCAATTGAGGCAGGACCACCAACAACTAAGGAATCATCATCACTAATGCCCATCTTTTTTAGTGCTTTAGTATATATTCTATTTTCTGGATAGGCTCTAGATAAGGTTAGCATTTCTGCCGGGGAAGCAATTCCTGCTTTATATAATCTTTTATATTCATCAAGGGCAAAGTTAATATCATTTAATCCAACCCGTCCATCAGTGGCTTTCTCTAAGAACAAGACCCCTTGGTCTTCAGCCCATTCAGATAGATTAGAAATTGAGTGTACTTCAATCATAGATTTGCTACACCCCATATTACCCCACTAATTGTAGGTGTTCCACTAGCAGAAATTACCGATATACTCTTACGAAAATCAATGGGAAAATTAGTTTCAAATACAGAAGTAGCAAAGTTATCATGGTTTGGCAATACAGCAATTCCAGTAGAAGTAGTTGCTACGGAATCAAAAGATACATATACAATTTCAGCAGCAGTGGTGGATTCATTTCTAATTTGAATACCTCTAATAACTGACATATCTGGTCTCTTGATAGAAGAACTAGCATTTGCTGTACCTGTCCACTCGTAGTTAATTCCTACAGCACCATCAACATAAGTAGAGACTGCATTAGTATCTTCACGAACTTCAAACATAATCTTATCAACATAAAAATTAATGTTATGTTGTGCTGTAGTAGTTACAGACAACCTATAAGCAGCACCTGTTGTGCTTGGGGGAACTGTATATTGTGCTGTTAATCGTCTCCATGAAGTTGCTAAGTTATCTGTTCCTGATGTTGCTAGAATAGTACCATCGGAATCCATTATCTCAAGAGTTACGGCTCCTGAAGCAGAAGCTCCTCGATGTTCTACATTAACTGATAGATGTTGAGGATTAACACTAAATGGTATTAGGGGAGAAGTCCAATAAAAACCTTCATCAGCTGCTGAGTTAGCAGGATTTACTAGCAGTGATGCTGCTCCAGCAGATTGTTGGGCAGTACTTCTTGAAATTGCTGAACCAACAACTGTGAATGCTGATATGTCTGCGGCTTCAATTCTTGGATTAGTTACCCAATTTGTCGCAATTTCTCCTACTGCTATGGTCTTGAGAGTTGCTGCTGTAGTCGCTGTTGCTTCTCTGAAGGGTTCGTATTTATTATAAGGATGTACTGATTGCCTAGTAGAGGAATCTACCTCCCACGCTCGTACATCTGTATGTCGTTCATTAGCCATAGATAACCTCTATTTATTCATAAAATTTAGTAGAACCGCAAACGATCCCATTACAGCAGATGTATGGAGTATTAGAAGACCTATAGCACCCATTATTGTTTTAGCTCCATAAACCCGACTTCTCCAATTACTTAATTCTGAGATTTCAGAATTGATCTGCTCTAACCTTTCAACAACAGTATTGTTTAATATAGTCTGACTTTCTATATAGGCATCTAACCTTTCC